GAGAAACGTTAGTAAAATTATTATCAATAAAGTAAATAGGTGAACTATTCTCATTTTTGTTACGGAACATCCAGCCTTTAATAGTAAATGATGTATCAGCAACACATCTGAACTTCTCACTATAAGTGGTTTCAGTTGGGTTGTTCATATTAATTTGAGTACTCCAAAGAACTTCTGTTCTAATCTCAATAGGATCTGCATTAGGAATCTCAGATGGTTCTTTCCAGGCCAATACAATATATGGATTAGCGTAAGGTACAAAGTTAGATATAATCTGCTCCATATCCTGCATATAACGGCACAATATAGACATGTTCACTTCAAGATTAATAGGCACAGGTGTTCTAATAGTAGATGATTCAGCACGACTTGTAATATTATTAAAGTCATTTAACTTATTAAACACCCTATCATTATCATAACTAACAGACTTAAGATCAATTGAAACAACAGGTAGTTCAATATTCTGATTTTTATTAACAATATCATGCATTACACGCTGTTTAGGTGCAAACACATATCTTACCGCTACCTCTTGCTTAGCTTCTGTACCATTCTTCTTAAAGCGCTTGATAACTGTATCATCAAATGCAGCAGTAAACTGCGTGAGAAGGTCTTTAATCTCGAAATTGTAAGTATAATTCTTCAAAGCTACTATTATTTAATTAAACAAATCGGTCTAGGAAGTATTTTGGTAACTTATGCTTAGATTTAAGTATAGATTCTACAATAGTACCATCGAGAATATAGGTCACACACTTGTCATCCTTTGATCTAACACCTCTACCACAAGATTGAATGAGAGAGCATAGCATTTTATTAGCATACCAATCAAAATCATTCTTCATCATTCTTTCTATCCTTACATCCTTCGTAGGTAAGAACGGCGCTTTGATAATAATCTGAAACTTAGCAAGATCACCTTTCAAGTCTACTCCATACGACATAGATGGTGATACTAATACAGTTGGATCAGCATCATTCATATGAGCTTCAAGTATATCTTCATTCCTAACACCAGGCTCTCTATACAAGAATCTACTATCTGTAAGCTGATTTGATACTTGTGAAGTAATATAGTTACTCTGTGTATGGATAATACCTTTATCATTTTTATGATACTCACAAATCTCTTCTACCTGCTTAAGCACTTTAGGTAAATACTTTGCCATACTATGAAAGTTGAGCTTATATTTAGGATTACAGATAATAGGAGCTTTCTTAGCATCAAATGAAGACTCAGCTTCAACATACTTATAGTTGGTAATACCTAAACTCTTACAGAAGTTATCTGGATCAATAATAGTAGCTGACATTAAGATAACTTTATCAGCATAATCAAATAACCGTTTAGCTAACTTATCTACTTTGAGAGGCACAAACTGAATATATTCAGGTACTTTCTCATATACATATTCTGACTCGTCCCAAGAGTCAATAACAAGCTCAATCTTACTATGAATATTAATCAGCTTAAGCATCATCTGAGTTAGGTCTTGAATAGCCTTTTTATTCTTACCCTTCTTGGCTGCAATATGCTCTCGCATATCGTCAATCTTATCTGTAATATCTACAGCAAGTTCACTCAACCACTTTACAGCTGACTTATTTTTAGTAAGATGAATTACATTAATATCTAAACGTCGTAAAAAGATATAATCAATCTTACAAGTAAATTCTTTAACAAGCTGATCTTCTAACTCAGATGCCTCATCACAAATCAAGAACTGCCTCTTCTTAAGATGGTTCGGTAAAGCAAAGAACATGTTATAGTTAAGAGTATTAAACCCTGATGTGAGGGCTTTGTTTCTCTGCTCATAATAGGGACACTTATTCTTTGCCCAGCACTCAGCCTTAAGATTTGAAGCGTGAATACATGGAGCTACATCTACTGGAAACCTTTCATCAACAGCACATTGATAGTTAGACTTACCTTTCAATACCTCAACATCTTCAAACAACTCTTTGTATTGATCTTGTAGAGCTTTAGTAATAGTTAAGGCAGTTGCACCAAAAGGTTTCTCCTCCTCAGCCTCTTCTTCATAAGCATATGTAGCACCATTACCTCTTTTATATGCAAGGTAGGATGTAACTAACTCTTGAAAGTTATCAGAGCAATCATCTGCAACATTACCAACGGTCTTTGATACAAACGACTTACCTGAACCGGTAGGTGCATTACATATTACAAACTTCTTACCTGAATCAAACGCTTCATCTATGCTCTTTAGAAGCTTTACTTGAGAAGGGTTAGGCGTATAGCCACTTGGGAAGTTGTTCAGTAAGTTACCGGTCATTATAGTAAGTATAGGCTACCTACTATAGAAATCAACTACTCAGCTTCACTTAAAGGTAGGATGTAGACATATTCATCAAAGAGTTTTGACTTCTTTGATGAGTCAAGAAACTTACATTGAAGTTCCAGATCTTGGATATTCATGAAAACATTTGAATGGTAATCAAGTTTTGTTACATTACCTTCCCTACTAATATCATATGGATAGGGGATCTCATAGATACGTGTACGCTTCTCATCTTCAAGAGTAAGCTTTGCATAGTGTTGAGTCATTTGAAAGATCTTAAGTCGACCTCTACGAATGATTTTCTTATCCGTTTTAATTGCAATAGTCTGCAAAAGATAAGGCTTAATATATTCTTGAAAATTTTCTACAGATGAATTCATGTGTTCATATAGCCAGCCTTTTGATCAGGTGACATGGGGTAAATGTTTTCGTTAAAGTAAGGCCAGAATTCTCCTGCAGGGATAGACTCTATTAATACAACTTGATCACAGTTAATTATTCTATAATCCTGCATCAAAATATCCCACACAACAAGAAGGTTTGATAGAGCCTCATTAATGCGGTTCGGTCCACGTGGAGGTCTATAGTTTAAAGTTGTCCTTCCGTTTACAGAGTTTAATATCTCATAGGACTTAGTAGCAAACATTCGCCTCGTTGGACCATCACCCGGTCTTGGGTCACGTCTCACAAAGCGAACATCACATACATTTTTAAGTAGTAAGGCGTCCAATGATGACCTCGCTACTTGCACTACTTAAGCTTACAGATTCCAAACAAACGCTCTTCATTCAAGAAGATACCTTTTTTAACTATTGTACCTTTAACATCAATGTTAGCGACAGTAACACCAAGGTTGTTAGGGAAGATAACAATATCACCTTCTTTAACATATTCTGCTTTCGGTCCAGCGAGAACAACTTTAGCTTTGCGCCATGCTTTAGTAATAGCGTTAGTTGGAACATAAATTCCATTACGTTGAACTTCACCATGCTCATTTTCATCAACATATTCAACAAGGAGAATATCATCAAAGATCATGCTAAGTTCGAAATCATCAGTAAGCCCAATATCACCTTCACTATGAGTAGAAAGGTCAATAAGGTGCTTTTGAGTTGCGAGAGTGTCAATACTTCTTTCGGGCATACGTTTATTTAGTTGGTTGTTTTTATTAATCAAGCTTTGATTGCAATTCCATATACTCCTTTAGCTCACGAACAGACATACATTTATTCTTTGCAATAAGCTCGAGGTTTTCTGCCTCTTCCGTCTTTTCACGTTTAGGTTTCTTTATATATTTGATACGAGAAAACTTAAGTCGAGGTATAAGATTGAAGTATAAACGCCACGTCTGTTGCTTATCATCAAAGATGGTGGAGTACTTATTAAGGGTTTCATTAGTAAAGTTAACAGTATCTTTACTATACATTGTAAGCCATCTATTAATGAGAAATGGTACAAAGCTCTGATCACCTTCCGAGTCCAAATACCCAGCAGGCTTACGTTTATCAGAGTAGAATAATTTATTTTGTACTTGGAAGAAGTTCATGAATATATTTAGCTACTGACTCAGCAGTAAACCTATTGTTATATGTCTGCTGCTGTCTCTCTTGAACTAATTGTAACATATCAAGATCAGATAGCAAGTCCATAATAGCTTGACCAGCATTTTCCATCCAGTTATCAATCTGGCAGATAGCTGCATCTTTATAGATCTTTGTTTGAGGGAGAGTAGGTGATACTATAACTGTACCACTCCTCATTGCTTCATAATGCCTAAATGTCTCCATACTTACATTACCTGGAGGACAAACAGCAATCTTAGCATCATGCATCTTCGTTGAATATGTTTCCCCATCTAGCCCAATATTAAAGCCTCTAGTAATATAGAAATGAACATTAGGTCTCTCTGCTTTAGGCATATCCTCAAAGAATTTTACCAGGGTAGAAATATGCTCACGCTTATTAGGTGCACATACATTACCAGCGAAGAATATATCAATGGGTCGATCCTTAATAGGTCTATTGACAAGTTTAATATGCTTCCTATTATAACCAAGAGGGAAAGAATGTACATTCCCCTGTTCATGTTCTGGAAGCAAATATGCTTTAAATACTGTTGCGTTATCCGACCATTCTGAAGGAATATCATCTTCGAGATATTCATTCTTCAGCCCGATAATTACATTCTGCCTGCCTTGATCTAGCACTACAGCATCACGATAATCCCATTCAGGGGTCATGCTCACAACATGCAAATGCGTTGAGTCATCAAGAGTCAGCTCATTAATAACCTCTTGAAGGAACACCCATTCATCGGTATTAGATTCACCTGGACCTTGCCTATCAGTGATGCCGTAGTAGCTGATAATCATTTATACAACAATTTTAGTAGTCGCTACAAACTGATCTTTAACCTCAGAGTTAAAGTAGTCAATAACTTCAGTCATAAACTCTGTAGCCTGCTCATCGCTAAGTAGTGAGGAGAAAGCAAATCCTGGAGCATCAGCACCAGCATCAATATTAATAGCAGTGTGACCAACAGCAACATTCTCGAGGCTATAAGTAATTGAAACACTCACTTTACCTTCTTCGCGCTCTTCACCATCTGAACCTACAAACGTTTTCTGAACCATGAGATCATCTCCATCCATCTCAATAGGAGCTCCAATACGCTTACTCAAGAACTTTGCAATCTCTGTATTAAGAAGTCGTTGAAAGGATACAGCACCGAAAGGGCAAAGATTAGGAATCTCCCAGCAGAAGTTAATTGCATCTTTAGAAGCAATGAAGTCATTAGAGAGAGTATCCTCAAGGTCAATAAGGTTCTCGGTTACATCCATAGGAGCACGGAAGGCAACAATATTACCCACAGGTGATACTTCTTTCCTAAACTGCTCATATGCAAAGCGTTTATGAATAAAGTCTCCATTATATTTTTCTTGTTTAATAATCATACTTACATTGTTATTATAGCTTAAAAGGGGTGAGTATCAACTGATTAATACTTCAAAATAATATCACAAATCTTATCTACATCCTCAGTAGTCATGCCTTGATGATTAGGTACATAGAAGCCAAAGTTATCAATTACCAATGCATTAAAGTTACGATCAAGCTTACCAAACTTCTGCCACATTGGACTATTACTCAAAGCACCAGCAATAAGAGGTCGACAAGCAATATCATTTTCCTTAAGCTCTTTTACAATTGCATCTCTACTCTCACTAACAATAGGGTAGCAGAAGTTTGAGACAAAGTCACCTGTCAATTGCTCAGGTCTAAATAAATGATCTTTCGCCCAAGCTAATCTATTATTGTAGTGAAGAAAGTTCTCATTACGAATCTTTGCAAATTTATCAATCTTATCAACCTGATTAAGACCAATCTTTGCTTGAAGGTCTGTAGCTCTAACATTAAGCCCAGGAGTATAGAAAGTAAACAACCTATCAAAGTCACTAACCCCTTCCTCTTCAGCAAGCTTCTTTGCAGTCTCTGGTTTAAGATCTCTATCCCAACCATGCGAGCGAGTCATAAGAAGTAGATCGTTAATCTCTTTATCAGCTGTACATACCATGCCACCTTCAATAGTAGAGATGTGATGTCCAAAATAAGTAGAGAAGAAACTCATACATCCAAATGTACCAAGCTTTTGTCCGTGGTGTTGTGAACCCATACCTTCACAAACATCTTCAATCAAGAGGACGTCATATGTTTCACAAAGATCGAGAATACGATCCATATCAGGTACAAGTCCAAGTACTGATACAAGAATAAAGGCTGCTGGTTTCTCTTCTTTAAATATTTGTTCGAGATGATTGAGATCAGCTGAAAGGTCTTCAAAGTTACAATCAACAAGGAAGGTATCCATGCCAAGAATAAGAGGTGTACTAACATCAGTAGCCCAACTTAAATCAGGTACAACAATTTTATTATTCTTTAGCTTACCTCCAAATTTAAGAGCTGCAAGTCCTAATAGAATAGCAGATGATCC